TCTCTATGGCTCGATCTTTACTCCGTTGAATGATATGGTAAACTCACCCTCGTTCAGAACCTTCCCCTCGAACATCAGGACTTCGACTCCAGACACCTCAAGGATGTCGATGCCAAGTCGGCACTTCTCCTGCCATCTTTCGGGAACCATATCCCATATGGTCTTGTGACCAACGACCGACTTTATGCCAGCCATGACGATGGCTCTGGCGCAGTCGGGACAGGCTATGAAGGGGCAATACATCGTCGTGTTGAGGGTGGTCAGACCCTTGAACGCGCATCGGTATATGACTGCCCTCTCAGCGTGTTCGATGTAGTCGTACTTGGTCTTTCCCTCAGGCTCACGCATCGACGGGTAGCGGTTAGCCTCTGCGGCAATGATGCCTGAGGAGGGGAATACTATCAGGGCTGCGTTCTGAGTCCTGCTGTCCTGACTCCTTGCCTGTGCATGGATGTAGGCTTGCCTCAGGTAGACCCTGTGTATTCCGTCAGTCGTTGTCTTCATGGTCATGCTCCGCTCATGAACTTCTTCCACTCTATGGCTGACTTGATGTCCCATCCGCGCCGTCCAAGCCCCTGTAGCACCGACTCCAGGTACTTGACCTTCTCCTTCTGGTAGTGGATCCTAGCCTCCATGCGGAGGAGATCCTTGTCGGAATCAAGGTAGATGTCTATGTCGTTGCGCAGGATCTTCAGACCGAAGGGTTGCCATCCCTTCTCGTCCAGGGTCTCCTGATCCAGTTTGCCCAGGTAGTATTCCCACTTGAGCCTCCTCAGTTCCTTTATCTCCATCATGCTCTTGTGGAGGGACAGGGACTCCTCGTGGAGGATGTTCAGGTACTTGCCGTGGAGTTGGGGAGTCTTGAGCGACTCAAGGTCGAGATTGACATCGTCGATCTGCATGTCCTTCTCGACCATCTTCTTGATTGTTTCGATGTCCATGTCGGGAGTATATCACGGAACCAGACGGAATCAAGAGATTCCCTCAAGGGAAAACGATTCATACGCGAAGGAAGCGGAAATCGTCACGGGGTTCGTGTCCACCAGCATCGTGTTCAGGTCGAAACCTTCCAATGAGACGGGGAACAACTTATGGAACACGAATCTTATGTTCGGCTGCTTTGCTGAGTTCAGGCAATGGATGGTGGCATCCGAGTAGTAGTTTGCATCGTTTCGCAGGACTTCATAGAAGTCCTCGAAGGGAACCACCTGACGCATCCATGTGTAGATCTCGTTCCAGTTCGCGAAGTTCTCGTCCAATTGAAACCGCACATTCAGCCTGTCCGCTCGGATGGATGATCCAGGAACATGCAGTGAGAGGAACTTGTTCCTGACCTCCACCTCTCCGATGCTCAGGGATGGTATGTTCGTGGAGGTGCACCAGAATGTCGTATTGGGAATCCTTGCGAATGTCAACTTGAAGTGCGTGTCCAGCATCGCATTCTCTGTGTTCGGCATCCTTCCAAGAGGGTTGATGCTTCCACCGATGGCATTCGCTAGATCTGGTTCAAAGGAGTATTGGCTCATGCAGTTATGTATGGGTAAAAAGAAAGTCGGGGGGATTTCTCCCCCCGACCCTTGTTTCTCAGACCTTCAGGTCAGATTACTGACCAGTCACACCCTGAACGCCGTGGAGGTTGTCCACGCGGAACACGCGGTAGTAGATGTTGTTGCGGTAGTTAGCCGAAACGGTCACATTCTGCGTGTTGTTGAAGGGATTGACTGCCATGCCGTAGCGGGTCTTGAACCCGATCTTGGGCTGGAAGGTGCTTGGATCGATTGCGCGAACCATCTGGAGCGGGATGTACGGGCAGTAGAACAGACCCGCATCGTAGGGGCTTCCGCCCTTGTATCCGACGCAGACGAAGTCACGAGCCTGACCAGTGTCGCGGACATCGCCAACGCTGGAGTAGGGATCGACATAGACCTTGATCTTGCCGTTGAGGACTCCGACGAAGGTGTTGCCTGTGTCGTCAACATCGAGGTTGACATTCAGCGCGGGGCTGATGTTGAGGAATCCACCCATTGCGAGAGCCGATGCAACATCCGCAGAGCAGATGATGAAGTTGCCCTTGCCACGGCGAGTCTGCTTCGCGATGGTGTTTGCCTCGCGCTCAATCTGGAACATGAGACCACGGAACTTCTCAGCCGACCAACGACCGTCCGAGTCGCGGATGAGGTCGTAGACACCGCCAGGCGATGCAACGCCGATGGTGACACCTGCGCCACCGAGACCAGTGACGAAGTTGTAGGTCACGCCAGCGGCGCGGTAGAAGAGATCCGAATGCTGCGCACCGAGTCTGGCTGTCGAGTAGATCGAACGCACGACTTCGCGGTTGATCTCAGCGAGGATTTCCGTGCTGAGGATGTTCGCGAGTTCCGTCTCAGCGTCAAGACCGTGGATAGCCTTGAGATCCTGAGCGAGTTCGATTGTGTACTCTGCCTTGAGCGCACGGGTGTTAGCCGTGACGGTCGAGCGGTCGATGGTGAATGCCATCGTGTTGAAGTCGCCGTTGGCTACTTCACCGAGTCTTTCACCGATTTCGCGTGACATTCCGCTGTAGGCTTCCCAACCGCTGATGCCCGACACGCCGCTGCCCGTGACACCGACGATGCCGTAGAGAGGATCACCGACGAACGTGAATTCGGCGGTCGGACCCTTGTCAGCGACGGCAGTCGAACCCGAGAAGCGGGTGTATGCCTCGCGGTAGAACGCTTCTTGAGGCGCATTGGCTCCCTGAGAGAGGGTGCGGTCGTTGTAGGTGGACTTCATCGCGAAGATGAGTCCGTTTGGCGCGGTCATCGGCTGAACCGATGCGACATCGTATGCCATGAGGTTAGGCATGGCACGGCGAACGAGCGAGATGAGGATGGGGTCGTAGCCAGCCATTGGTCCGCTGTTAGCGAATCCAAGACCACCTGCACCACCTGCATTGTTGACGGCATCCTCGCGGAGTGCCTGTTCCTCGTTTTCAAGCAGGATCGATGTGACTGCCCTGCGGTAGTTGTCCTTGATGGGAGAAAGGCTGTCGTGCTCGAGCACGGGCTGCCACTTCTGCTCCAGTTCCTCTACTAGTGAAAATGTACCCATTTCTGTCTCCTTTTTGTTCGGGATCTATGTCCCGTGTTGGTTAGCGGTTCTTGAAACCCTTCTTGGAGAGGACGCTTGCGTACTTCTCCATGATGGGATTTGTCTGTGTGGTTTCTTGTTCCTGAAGGTTCTCTTCTTCGTCACCCGTGTCTAGGACGATCTCCTCGACCAGGTCGGTGCTTGCCGAGACAGGCTTCCTGACTCGACGCGAACCACCGAAGTATGATTCCTTGAGTGCCGTGAGTTTCTGCTCGAACAACTCTTCGCTGTCGAACTCGATTCCCTCAGCGAGGGTGCGGAGCCTCTCGACCTGAGTGGAGGCTAGACCTTCGCAGTGCGACTCAAAGATGTCGTTGCAACGGAGAGCAAGGATCTCCTTGCGGAGTTCGATTGCCTCCGCTGCCCTCTCGTTGATCTCGTTGCGGAGGACTTCGTTCTCCTCGGACATCTCGGAGACGAGGTCGATCTTCTCCTCTGGAACCTGGACATAGTTCTCAGCGAAGACATCGCGGATGCCACGGAGGAAGTTCTCCGCGATCTCCGTCTTGATGCCAGCCTCAGCCACAAGTCGGTTCTCCTTGAGCCACTCTTCCGCGATGTACGAGATGTAGTCGTTGACACGCGAGGAGAGTTCGTCCAGGATCTTGGCTGTGTTCTCCTCGACTGCCGTCTCGTATGCTTCCTCAAGACGGGCTACCATCGAATCATAACGCTCGTTGACAGCAGCCTCGAAGACTGCCGTAGCCTTGGTCTTGAATTCGTCGGTGAGGTCGGCTCCCTCGAACATGGCAGAGACATGCTCGCTCATGGTGAAGTCCGACTTGTCGGGGATCTTAGCCTTGCCCTTGAAGGGGAGTTTCGGAACGATGGTCGAGCGGTTCTTGCCGTCGAGTCCGTCCGTGGTCTGCCACTTCTTGATCTTGCCGCCACCGAAGTCGGTGTCGGTGTCGCTGGTGGAAACGACCTCGTACTCCTCGCTGACATCGTCCTCGAGGTCCGAGTCATCCTCGTCCTCGTCGATGTAGTCTTCGTCCTCGTCGGAGTCATCGTCCTCGGAGAGTTCTTCCTCGGACTCATCGCCCTCGTCGATGTAGTCTTCGTCCTCGTCGGAGTCATCGTCCTCGGAGAGTTCTTCCTCGGACTCATCGCCCTCGTCGGACTCGTCGGACTCGTCCTCATCGAACTCCTCTTCCGAGTAGTCCTCGTCCTCAAGTTCCTCTTCGTCGTCAACTCCCTCCTCATCGGTGGGATCGACTTCGGTGTCCTCAAGGATCTCTTCTTCTTCAAAGAACTCTTCTGGCTTGGGCATTTGATTCTCTCCTGTAATCTTCCCTATGTATCAAAAGTCAGAGTTTGGACACAAAGTCCATAAAGACCTGCATTTTAGCCTCGTCCAGTTCCCTGATCGAAGCCTTCTCAATCTTGTTCTTGTACGAGTCAATGGTCTTCTCGGCAAGGACTCCGTTGTTCCAGACCCATTCCTTGCCTTCCATGATGCCGTTGACGAATGCATTGGGTGCGGATGGGTCGGCTACGATGTCAACCGTGGCAAGGGAGAAGTCGTCCTGCACCTCGTTGATGCCGTTGACCTGCTTGAGCGATCCCATTCCACGCGAGGAGACTCCTAGACGGACTCCCTCGTCGATCAGGTTCTTGACGATGTTGCCGTATGGCGTGTCTAGGACTTTTGCCTTGCCGTAGACCGTCGTCCCGTTCATCTTCATCTCCTTGATGATGTGGGAGACGCGGTCTAGGTTCAGGGCTGGTCCCTGTGGATGCCCAAGTTCACCAAGGGAACGGTTCGTCCTGATGTAGTCCTTGTTGTAGCGGTCAACCTCTCGCTCCATGATGGAGCAGGGATAGACTCGTCCGTTCTTGTTGACCTGCTCGGACTCCATGAAGATGCCACGGATGAAGTAGTTCTTCTTGCCGTTGCCAGCGTCCTCGACGAGAGTCTGAATGTTCTCTTCCTTGTGTTCCGTGATCAGAAGCATGGATCAGCCCTTCTTGCCCTTGGAGCGCAGGATCTTGAAGTCATTGGCATCGATCTTGCCGTTCTTGTTGGCATCGATCTTGGACTGATTGCCCTTGAGGCGTTTCCACTCCTTGCCTCCCGCAACAGTAGCGGCAGATCCCTTCTTGGGAGCATTGGAGGGATGCGGCTTGCTCCAGTCGAATGGCTTTCCGCCACCATAGCGGTTGGCTGACATCTTGCCCTCATTGACTGCATCATCCATGCCATTGAACAGGTCGGCTGCGACCTCGCGCTTGACATCGTCGAGACGGTCGGAAATAGCCCGATAGAGAAGGTTTCCCGTGAGTTCCTTGGCTGAGACGAAGTCTTCGTCCACAATTGCCTTGATGAGGTTGTTTGATGTACCCATGCGTATCTCCTTGGATTCAGATATTTAGTCTTTCTTCGATTCCGGCTTCTTCTTAGAGACGGACTTCTTCGCTGGCTCTTCCGGCATCATCTCCTGCTGCATCTGCATCTGCTGCAACTGCTGCTGCATCTGTACATCACCGACCATCTGCGTGGATGCCACCTGAGTCGATACGGTGGTCGGAACTGCGGACTGAGGATCCGTTGCCTTCTCGTCCTGAATCTCGGAGAAGACATCCTCAATCTCGTCCTCGGTCATCCTCAGGATGTTCTTCTGTATGTACTTCTTGGAGAAATACTTGCCAATGTGGGCATCTGCCATGTTGACCAGGTTGAGCCTGTTGGTCATGATCTCGTTGTCCTTGGCTTCCGTGAAGTATGAATCCTTGCGGAAGTTGAACCTCAGAAGAGGCTCCAGCATCTCCCAATCGTCCTTGGTTATGACTCCCTTGAGGATCAACTGAGTCTTCAGTAGTTCCCTGAAGAGTTCGGAGAACTTCTTCTGCAACCTTTCGATGAAGCGGAAGAACTTGAGTTCGTCTCGGGTGATCTCAGCCTGACGACCCATGTTGAAGCCGTTCTGGTCGGTCTCTAGCCTTGAGAACGGGACATTGAGGCTCTTGTAGAGTTTCTTCTGGAAGTAGAGGACATCGTCCATCTGACCGAGGTTTTGACCGCCTGGAAGGGTTCCGATCTCGGTTCCCTTGCCGCCTTCGCGCCTAGGAAGCCAGAAGTCCTCAAGCATGGTCATGTGCCGCCGTTCGTCCTTGAGTTCTCCCGTGGAGGCATCGTAGACCAACTTGTTGCGATAGCGGTTCATGACCTCCTTCAGATACTGCTCTGCCTTTGCCTTGGGGAGGTTTCCCGTGTCGATGTAGAAGATTCTTCGCTCTGGCGCTCTTGCCATCCTGTAGATGACGAGCGCGTCCTCCATCATCTTCAGTTGGTTCATGGGCTTGAGAGCCTTGTGGATGTATGACAGAACCCTCTTCTTGCCAGCGTCGAACAGACCGCTGTGGACATAACAAACGGAGTCCGTGGCAATCCTAACGCCCTTCAGAGGGGTGACGGGAGTGTATGCTGCGGTGGATGTGACCGTTTCCTCTCGCTCGGTGTAGACGAAGAACTCGTCCACCCGCTCAACCACATCCGCATTGGTCTTCGTGTCCTTCTTCTTCTGCACATTGCGGATCTTGCGGATATTGGTGGATTCGATTGGTCGTATCTCCACCATTCCAGCCTGTGGGTTGTTCTTGTCGATTATCTTGTGGAAGTAGAGCCTTCCGTCAGTATACCACTTGCGGAATATCTCGTATCCCTTGTCCTGAAACTTCAGCAACCTCAGGACTTCAGAGAACTCATTCTCTATCTCGGAGGCTATCTTCTGTGGAACCCTCTTCTTGTCCACTAGTATCTCTACGGGATTGTTGCTGCTGTCGTAGACTATTGCCTCGTCGCAGATGTCGGCTATAGCCATCTCCACCTCGGGATAGAGAGCCATTTCCCGATACTTGCGTATCATGTCGCTGGTGGACTTTATGCCGCCATCGAAGTCCATGTAGGACGAGAAATAGACACCTGAAGTCACGGGCAAAGCACCGTCATCATAGTCTGGAGGAGCGAACGAAGCGGATGCGGTGACATCCTCGCTCTTCACGGTGGGGGCGACAGTCTTGCCTGTGCGGCTTATCGAATAACCAAAAATGTCAAATGCCATTCAGTTCTCCTGCAAATCGCTATCAACCACCAGGCGTGAGCGGCGTGAGGGTTGGAAGCGGGGTTGCATCAGGCGTTCCGACGTTCGATGTGAAGTAGGTGTAGGCTAGCGTGACCGAGAACTCCTCGATCTGATCGACCGCATCGTAACTCACTTCGATGGGGGAGATTTCCGTTGGGAAGCATCCGACCATCGTGTAAGCCTTGACGGGCTTGCCTGTGCGGTCGAGTTGGTTGATCGTCCAGTCGCAGAAGATGGGCTGCGAGAAGTTGAGGAACTCGTTCCTTGCGACATTCCGCTGCATCGACTGAATGCCATCGACCCAGAGTTCAAAGAGGTTCCTCAACTGGAACTTGCTGTCGTTGTAGACGGAGATCGTCCAGTCTCCGAAGGCACGGTCGCCGGGAACCTTGAGCCGTCTTCCGCGATAGGGAACCTCTATGGTTCCGAGCGCGGTTCCTGGCAGGGTGGCGGCACGGACAAGGAACGGAGTCAGGGGACTCTCGGTTCCTCCGATTCGTCCCTGAACCTCGAAGAGGGTTGGCTTTACTCCCGAACCTGTGAATGCGTTGGCGAAGTTTCTGATGTTCATTCTGGTTTACTCCCTATCCTTCTATCTATTCGAGGGTCTGAAGGTTGAAATCGGATCTTGTTGCGATGAAGTTCAACTGGATGAAGTTGATGGACTTCTGCGGCTTGATGTAGATGTCAGCCACGAACTGGTTGCTGTCGATGACCTGTGCGGTGTTGTTGGTCTCGTCGCAGACCACCTTGAAGTCTGCAATAGCCCTCTGACCGACCAGGCTGTTGAGGAACGGATTCACCAGGTTCCTGAACTGAGATCTGGTGAACTCGTCGTTGAACTCGAAGAGGCTGAACTTGGCGGCACGGGCAATCGCCTTCTCTATGGAGATGAACACGCGGCGAACATTGATGCGGTCGAACGCGCTGTTCTTGACCAGAAGGGTCTTGTCCCCGAAGAGGACGGTTCCGCTTCCATCGGCAAACTCGTTGAAGAAGTTGATCTGGTTCTTGTAGAGTTCGTCCCTGTCGTCCTTGGTGAACTGGGTCTCCAGACGGATGACATTCCTGAGGTTGCCTCTTGCGAATCCGGCGGGGGATTCCCAGAAGACTTCCTGACCGCACATGATTCCCGCGATGTCGGAAGACAGGGACATCTTCCGCGTCTGCGAGTTGTAGGTGTCGAAGAATATCTTACGTCCAGCGACGAGGACCGTGTAGGAGTTCGACGGGATCGTCAGGTTGGTCTTCCTGAACTTGACGGCATTTGCCGCAACGATTCCCGAGTTGGGGTTGAATCC